GTAGTTGATGCACCCAAGGAAGCTGATGAAGTGAACAAAGCTATCTTGAATGTATGACCACTACCAGACGAAAAGTTATGCTTACCTTCTAAAAGTTCCCCTTTAAAGGTGTTACATATTGCTGATGATATTGCCATTTTATATCTCCTTTATGGTTGTTTTGATTCTAGAGGAAAACGAATTACACCATCATAGTGTTCATCACGTCTTCTTCTACCTTGTTGTTCAAGTTGCAAGCCTTGTAGTGCTTGTTGGTAGCCTTGCTCAAAGTAGGTTAAAAGATTATCTGGTCCTTTTAAAAATTTATATGCCTCCGATAAGCAAGCATATAAAAGAACTTTTGGAGCATTCTTACTCACCCAAGTTTCAGTATTGGATGCAGACAACCCAGTCTCCTGTTTGTTCAAAGCTAATTCAATATTATATGCAGAATTTGGTGTAGGCGCAAGATATATTGTGTCTTGATCCCACATTGCATAATATTTTGGTTGTGCCTCAGTATTACGATTTGGCCAATATTCATTCATATAAGTAATATCTTTTTGATAAAGGTAATATCTAACAGGGTTAGCTGCATCATATATTTGAGCAGATCTAATAAAAGCTAGTTGACCTAAATTAGCTCCAGGCAATGATACAAAAGGCACGCCCTGTGTAAGTGTAGCATATTGATAAGATCTAAAAATATCCAAATCAACATCTCTAAAAATTCGTTTTTCTGCATGTTCTATGAAGTCATTAACTATAATATCAGTTAAAACATCAGATGATGTTTCTGTATAATCTCTTATTTGTGTTTGTAATTCAGAAAATGTAGTCATGATATAACAACCTCCACTGTTCCTAATTTCATATTAATTTTTATTTCTTTATTGTCAGTTTCAGGCTGCATAGTATTTACAATAACAGTTTCAAAAGCACCGGGAGCTGGTATTGGATTAAATTGTGAAATTGTTTGCTGTTTAACACCAAACAAATTTCTACCAAATAAATTATTTCCCAAATTTACAATTGCACTAACAACTTGGCCTTTTGCATTTTGTAAAGACTCAGGATCCGTAGGGTGATAATTAGGTTCTAATTGCGGATGTTTAGCCTCAAATTCACTTTTGTGCACTGTAGATCCATTCCATTCTTTCACCATTTCATTATAGGGAAATGCCATACCTGATCTGTCAGATATTCTTAATGCAAATTTACCTTTAGCATATCTAGGCATTAGCTACCTGACCCGTAATAAGATTGTGGTGTTAAATATACACTTGTTCTAGATCCATCTTCATCAGCTGCTCTTTTGAATTCATCTTCATACAAAAGTTTTAAAGCTTGCATTCTTTCTGGTGCTCTTTTTTGTGAAATGTAGTATGCAAGTCCCGCAACTAAACATGGAAGAAATCGAAAAGGAATCTCAGAATTGTTCGTATAATCGCCAGCATCAGACATGCGAACAAGAGCATAATATATTAGAGTATAAGCTGTATCAGCTGCAGGATATAGATATAGTGTTGGGTTTATCGTACGTTCAAAATAGTATTGAGTTGGTCTTCCGCTGGTCGTTTTAACGGCATAATTCCAGTATTGCGATCTACTGATTGTGTTTACAGAATAATCATTGTTACTTGAGTCCCTAACAATAACATCAGTAACACCGATAATTTGTTGACTGTCATCTGCACCCGATCCAAACAAATTTGTTCCTGTAAGATTTGTTGTATTAGCTGATAATGTTTTTTCTTGTTTTTTGACTGTCCATAGATTGATACCTCTGTTAGCCCATTCAGCCATCATTAAATTTAAACTTCTACGTGCAGTTTGCAAATCGTTTCCGGCACGAACTTGCAAACCACAACGTTCATAAGCTTCTTGACATATCTCATCAATAGATAAATCAAAATTAGCGGTATTAGCGTAAGTAGGCATTAGCCTCTTTTCTTACCTTTTTTTACAGACTTTTTCTTAGCTTTTTTTGTCTTTGAGCCACCTTTAGCCATCATAGTTTTCATTTTAGTTCCCATACCGCCACGTGCCATAGGTTTTTTCATAGTTCCCATACCGCCTCGTGCCATCACTGATTTTTTCTTCATAGAGATCTCCTTACTTTATTATAAGTTTTATATCGCGATTTTACCACCTCATTGTAGTATTCTTTTGGCCAATTATCGTAATAACCAGCTTTGTGTAATTTATCAGAAGCTTCCTGTAATTGCGAGAACTTTTGTATTAGCATCATAGAATACTCTATCGTACCATCATATACCTCTTGCGTGCCAGGATCTACTAGAAAGGCATGTTCCTCCAAGGTTGGAGTAGCTTTTGGGTGAAATCCCATAAAGTATATGTCCTTTCTATTATACCACTTATTATATGTATCTATAATATCTTGAAAGGAATCTGTTGGATAATTATAATAAGGATCACAGAAAATTAATATTTCATATCTTTCAAAATTTAATTTACTTAAATGATTATTTAGTTCTGACTTATACCACTTATTTTTTTGTTTTATTTTAATTAATACTTTTCTGTCGGTCCAAGTCTTTTTTGCAAAAGGACACGCTGGCATACCATTTAAGTGTTGGTTAGGTACTTCTAAATTTAACTTAGACCACCTTCTTACATCATTTTTTATTTGCTTTTCTAATTGCATCTTTTCCTTTTTTGAAAATAGCAGCTACTTTTGTTTTACCCATAACTTTAGCACGCTGTTCACCTACAGTTAAGATTTGAATTTTTCTTGCAAACGGTTTTTTAACTTTTTTAACTTTTGCCACAGTCTTCCTGGCATCAGTAGGAGTAGCAAACTTAATCCCCACAGTATCACGTGGATTTTCGTCAGTATAGAGACGTCTTCCACTGCCTTTCGGTTTCTTCCCCGTGCCAACTCTAGGATCCCGCCGTTTAGAAGACACCTCTAAACCCAAATCCTTTTACTGCTGCACCAGCTCTTCTTGTGTCCATGCCATTCATTGCAAATGTTTTTACATTGGTAGGTTTACCTCCAACTCCTTGAGCTTTACTTCTTTTACGTTTGACTGCAGATCTTCTTTGACTCTCTGTCATTCTTGCTGCTTTGGCTGCAGGCACACACTTCGGATATTTTCTTTTTCTATCTGCTTTAAGTTTTGACCTACCACACTTGGCAAAGCCTCCACCTTTTTTCTTAGAACCAATATCAACCCAGTCTTGCTTAAACCATTTTGCTAAACCTTTGTGTCCAGACATTATGATAGTTTAGTTTGTTTTCTACTTTTATCTCTAACAGCGCCACAACCGGCAGCTATAATTGTTTTTATACCTTCTTTAGCCATTACTTTTCTTGCATTCGATACTAGCTTACGTTGTTGTGAAGTTCTGTTGCCATCAGCGTTAGGCTTTGGTCCTTTAAAATCTTTTCTCTTAACACCACTTGGATCTTTAATTTTTCCTGCACATATCTTTGAAGCGTAAGCATTGGCATACGCTGATGGATATACTTTAAATTTTCTTTTAGCTGCAGCTTTACCTCTTGGACATAATTTGGTCATCTTTTCCTCGCAGTCTGTGCAGCTCTTTTAAAATTGGCTGCGGTAGGCGCTCCTTTAGCACCTTTTTTTCTCATTTTGCCACCACGTTTCCTTTTGGCGTGAATGTTAGCATATAAACCTTTTCTCATCCTTGACCTCTATATTTAACGTACTGACGTCTCTTGTTTTTGTTCTTTGGCCTTGTGCGTGAAGAACGCCCTATACTAGTTCTTTTTTTAACAGGTGTAAAGTATTCGTTGGAGGGTGTTTTAGCCATATCACATCTGTGATAAAGGATTTTCTAATGCAAGTTTTATTCTTTTTTCTATTTTTTCTTCCAGCTCAGTCATGGCTTGCTCCAACTTATCCGTTAATCTTGCCATGTCTTCCTGAATGTCCTTCGTGGTATCTCTTAACTCCTGGTTGGTTTCTCTCGAATCTTCTTTAACCAATTGTTCAACATCATTTACTATTTTTTCTACACGTCTTACATCTTGTCTAAGGTCGTTTTTCAGTTCATTAGCAACATCACTCACTAATCTGATTTCCGACATGATCATTTCCATTTCTTGCATGATCATTTCTACTTCTGTTTGAATAAGATCAGTTTTGCTTTTCATCTCTTCTTTTGTAAGAGCTATTTCTTTATCAAATCCAGATAGATCAGGTGCTACATATTCCTGTATCTGTTCTTTCATCGTTAAGTAATCTTTGTAAAATTCAAAGCCGCCCCACAATCCACCGCCAAGTGTCGTTAGTGCTGTTATAATTACAAAGATCTTCCCGCCTTTGAACTTCAAACCCGCGAACTCAACTTCTGCCATTGCTATTCCAAACCCATCTGCCATTGTTGCATAATCATTTCGTCCATCTTAACATTACTTCCACCAAATAAAAACCATTGAGCTGTATTGTTGTTTTGTAGTTCTGCATCTGGTATCATATAGTCCGTAAAAAAATCTAGTCGATCCTCCAATTGTTTTTGCGACTCAAAAAAAGATTTTGTATCTCCTAATACTTGCATCACGATTAATGTTTTTAACTGATTTGTTGAGTCATATCTACCCTTATCACCCATCTTCTTTACTATTTTTTTCGCTGCTTTTTCTTTTTTGGATTCTGGTTTCTTTACAGGTTTCTCTTCGGCTTCACTCTTATCTTCTGCCTCTTCCATATCCTCTGGTTGCTCCTCATCTGCCTCAGTCTCTTGAACGCTTTCTTCCGATTCAGACTCCTCTTGCGCATCAGTTTCAGCTTCCGTAGCATCTTCTTCAGTAGACTCATCCACGGATTCTGGCTCAGCCTCAGCCTCGGGTTGAGATTCTGGTTCTGGTTCTGGCTCATTTACGGGCTCCTCCATTTCTGGTTCTGACTCCATTGTATCTGGTTCTGGAGCAACTTCAATCTCTTCTGTCATTTCTGGCTCTGGTGCTGGCATTTCTAACTCTAATTCCATTTCCATTTCCATCTCGACTTCAACAACAGCTACCTCTACTTCAGGCATTTCTATGTCCATTTCTGGTAGTTCCATCTCAAAATCCATTTCAAAACTAGGCATCTCCATTTCCATTTCTACAGTTTCGTAAGATACCTCCATGTCTGGTTCATCAAACTCTGGTTCAAAAAACATGTCCTCACCAGGTGACTCTGGCACCACAATATCATTGTGATCAAAGATATTTTCTACAATATCTATGACTTCTGTTTCTGTGCTACCACCATAGGCTACCCACATTTCTACAGATGTGATTGATTGTGTCACTATTGTGGACACAACGTTGTATAATACATTTATGGTAACATCATCAAAAAGCGGTCCGATTGCAAGGTTGATATCACGTCCTCCTACCTCTACAATTATGGTAGTTATGGTTCCTGCAAAATCAAAACCACCTGTATATTCCTGATATCCACTTGTTACACCAGATTCTGATAATATATCAGTGCCACTAAATATGTCTGTTTTGCCATTACGACCTGTAATGTGCATGTAAATGCGGTCTTGTGGATCTCGTTTGTCTACCTTTATTGTATAGTTTGTACGGCCACCATTTTCTATATCAAGCTCAGATATATCGATCGTATTAATAAATGTTGTGCCCATACCAGGAACACCCATACTACTTGTGCTATTGCCACTACCTGTAATTTGTGCACACTTATCTGAACCTAATTGATAACAATTGTTGCCAGATGGCATATTTGCAGGGCCTTGCCCGCCCCAGTCAATATCCATATCGCCTTCTTTATTGGGGATTACATACCCATTAGTGCCATCCAAAATATCACCTGAGTCTTCATTCGTTACTGTAACCGTGGTGGTATCCGTGGTTGTTGTGGTTGTTACCGTATGTCCATCAGCTTCGTATTCTATTGATTCTGTTTCTGTTATGACGATTGTTTCTTCTACACCTGGTGTGCAAACTCCAGATGCAGTGACTGGACACTCGGCTCTAAGGGAAGAAGGTAACGATACCAGAGTGCATAACCATAGCAGCAATAATAAATTTCGCCAGTTTTGCTCCATCGCTTTCAACTCCTTCTTTTACTTTTATTTGATTTATCTCATCATTCCATTTTGCATAGATTACACTGCCTTCAGGAATCATATCCATATTCTCTTTCCAACCAGTTTCAGCATCTTGACCAATAGAACCCATGTACGGACACGGTGTACCTGCCATAGTCATACTATCCCACACTCGTGGATCTTGACATAATATTGACACAGATGCAACTTTCATACCTGATGCGTACAAAGATCTTGCTAATTTTATTCTTTCACAGTTTTCGTCAGTCACCGTAATTCCCGACGAAATTCCGAGGATCTGGGTCTGCACGGCACCCGCTACCGCTGTCTTACAAACATCAGAATTGTTTACAACAACACTTGGGGAGTTCGCAGTAGGCGGTGTATTATTAGTTACAACAGTGCTACTTACAGTGTTTGTCTCTGCAAAAGCCTTAATTGATACAGATAAAATTAATATTATTAATAATATTCTAATCACTTTTTCGCTATGCCATATCCTCTTTTTGCTGCTCTACCAGCTACTTTACCAGAACCTTTAAGGGCACCTCTTATTGCACCTAACATACCTATAGCTTTGCCTACTCTTTTAATTTTTTCTCTACGTCTCTCTTCAGGAGCATCTTTTGCGCCTTTAAGTTTTCCACCTTTTAAAGTCATTGATGGTTTTGTATTAGATTTAACACCTAGACGACGCAATTCTTCTGTTACTTTTGCGAGTCCACCATCCTTTTTTTTCTTTGGCTTTTTAATTACTCCACGTCCCATAAGCACGTCTTTCATTGTAACTTTACCGTCACCACTTAAATCAGGAAAACCACCTTTTTTAAGTCCTTGCGCTTTTAATCTTTTTGTCGCCTCCATAAGTCCTCCTTGTTTCTTTTTCTTTGAATCAAATAAATCCATTTGAATTAATTTTGGCTTTCCAAAATATTTCTTCTTAAGATCATTATAATCTTTTTTACTTATAGATCCATTATCTAATGCTTGATCTAATTTTTTAATTAAAATTCTATTAAATATTGGTCCTATTTTTTCAGCCATTTAACACTTCCATCTTTTCCTTGCTTGCCTTAACCTCGAGTTAGGATCTGCAGCAGCTTTTGGAAATTTTTTCATTTGTCCTGCGCTTCTTGCACAGAAAGATTTGCGTCGCTTTGCAGCTTTTGAACCTGGTTTTACTTTACCAGTGACTGCTGTTTTTAATTTAGAACCAGGGTTATCACGACGGTATTTTGCTACCCCAGCCTTTGTCATTCCCGCTCCAGACTTTGTGGAGCGGAAATATTTTTTAGTTCTTGGTGGCTGTTTGTCCTTAGACCTAGCCATGTAAGAAAGTAATTGACGTAATGTTTGTTAACGTAGCATGACAGTCTGTTTCAAATCTCATACCTTCATCATTAAAATCAATATTTTGTGTAAGTGTTGCCCCTGCTGGTGTAGCCATTTCAAATAAAGTAGTTCCACCTGAACCACCGTTTTTTAAAACTACTGAACCTGCTGAAGATGCGCCTACTAAATACAATTTTACAATTCTTGTAGGACCAGAAACTACTGAGCCTGTGCTAGTTAAGGTTTTAGATTTAAGACCGTACATTACGATAAGTTGTTATTCTGAATGTAAAGAATAGTTACTGTAGCCGCACCTGTAGTGCCATCACCATTAGCTGCTGTATAAATCGCATTAACAGTTTGATCAGACGTACCAATATCAGTACCATCGGTTTGAATTGTACCTCTAGTTGTAGCTAAAGCTTTTACGTTTGTAGCTGGTAAATATTCATCAGTGTCACCTGCATGGCCCACTTGTACAGTAGCCGTTCCACCATCATTAGATACAGTTGTAACGTTTAAAATTACATCTACGATTTGTGAATTAGCAGGAATAATTCCTACTGCTGTGGTGGCAGTTGCACCAATAATGTCAATTACTGCTGATTGAGCCATTAATACAGAACCTGTATTAGCACTAGCTCCTTCTCTTACGGTACCAGCCTTTACTGGACCCGAAAATGTAGTTGTTCCCATGTCAACCTCCTTTTA